CTCATCATACCTACAGAACACGAAACATCATGGTTAATTTCCTATGATCAGCTCCTGATGTTCAAGGATATGTATTACTCACGCTTTAATGCTCTCGTGGCGGCTTACCAGATCTATGGGACCAGGGAGTTACCAGATATATTCCGTAAAATCTTCGATTGGTTTACCAAGTGTTTGGTCCGCTACCAAAACGCTGGGTACGGCATAGGGAAACAAGTAGAAGCTCTCACAATCAGCTGGATTTCTGGGATGTCCGACGAACTCCTTGGAAAAGATTTCATGATAACCAGGATGACATCTGTAATTAGGGAAAAAGAAAAAGATCTAGGCGGGATTAGTCCTTACTTAGCGGATGAGCTGACATCCATCCTCAGGAAGATAGATAGGCTCGATTATTGCGTGGAGGTATTTGGAACTCAGAAGATGTTTGGCCACCCCTTGGTTGATCCTACAGTCGGAGGAGATAAGGTGAAGGAAGAGGCACGTAAGGTAGTCAACACCAGCCCTGTTGATGTTGCCAGGTTACGGTCTCGATTCTGCTACATGTACACTGAAGGGTACATCAGGAAGAATGGAGAATGGCCCCCTCTTATCTTTTCCGACGAAGGACGACAAACTCAGTTGTATCACCTTTTTTACACCAATGAAACTAAGATCTCACTCTTGAGCTATGACCAGTTGGAGTGGCGGCATGTCCGGTTTGCAAAGCACTTTGACTTTGATTACTATATCAATTTCCTCGACCTGGTTGATGATAAGGCGATATCCCTTTACCGGTCCAACATGGCTGCAACATGGGACAAGAGAATTCCCCCTAAGAGTCACAAGAGACTCCTCTTAGAGATGCTTAACCAACCTGAAATATCAGTCTTTAAAATTGTCCAGCAGGTGTGTCGTGGGCAAATTCCTTTTGATTGGTTCATTGTGTCCTTATACCCAAAAGAAAGAGAATTCAAGACCGCAGCTCGTATGTTTGGAATGCTCGTCCTTGAGATGAGGATGTTCTTCACAGCGACCGAAGCCAACCTATCGGAGTTTGTCTTCCCTTACCTTCCTTGCCAAACAATGACACTATCCAAAGATGAGATAGAAGGACTCTTCCATCGAGTTACGGATGTCGCCCTTGATGATACTTATGCGCGACTCTTCCTTGTAATCGACTTTTCAAGCTGGAATCTTCATTGGGATGCAATAACTGTGGACCCCATAGGTACAACCATAGAACAAATGTGTGGAATTCCGGGTTTATACACTGTTGTACACCACTTCTTCGTTCAATGTGTCATGCTGGTTCGCACACAAGAATGTTGTCCAGATGGACTCAAGGAGGCATCTCAGGATGACCCCACCCTTCCAATACCTGAGTCTTCTCTCCTATGGTGCAATCATAAGGCCGGCATCGAAGGACTGTGTCAGAAGATCTGGACGTGCTGCACCTACCCGATGGTCGACCTGGCGGTTTCCCATTACGGGTATAAGTACTACCTGATTGGGCAGGGTGATAACCAGATCCTCCTTTTCTATATCCCCCGGAGCACAAGTCCGAATGAAAGTGCGAACATTCAAGACCTAGC